CAAAGCAGTAGTAGAGGTAGTACCTATCTGTAATAAACTTGTATTACCAGCCAATGCCGTAGTGGAGGTAGTACCTAAAGCTAACGTTGAGTATGCTGTATTACCAGCCAATGCCGTAGTGGGGGTAGTACCTATTTGCAAGAGTGAAGTATCACCTGCCAAAGCAGTAGTAGAGGTAGTACCTATCTGTAATAAACTTGTATTACCTGCCATTGCAGTACTACTTGTAGTACCGAGAGTTAGTAAAGTCGGTTTTCCAGAAAGAGCACTATATGCTCCGCTAAAGGAAGAGGTGCCTGCACCTATAGCGGTTCGTACTTCTGACGCAGTTATGCCTGTTTTTAAAGCAGGAGTTCCAGCATTATCATATAGCGCAGGAGACTCAGTGTTAGTAGCGTTAGCATCTATATCATCTAACTTAGTTTTTAGAGTATTTGTAAAGTCGTTAGCGGTCTGACTATCAGCAGAAATTACTCCTGAAGCAATACTTATTCCACTACCAATTTTTACACCTCCAAGGACGCTGGCGGTAGAAGTAGGCAGAGAATAGTTATTTGCATTAGTATCAATAGTATTAAGTTTAGTGCCATCGGCAGCAATATCCCTTCCATCAACGGTTCCAGTAACAACTAAAGCACCTGTTAGTGTTGCGCCTGTTGAGGTAGTATTAAACTTATTACTCCCTTGGTAGCGAAGATATACAGAATTTGAGTCAATTTTAAACTGCTCTCTCCAAGTAAAGTCAACCCCCTGCTGCTCTCCTACTGTTTGACTGGCAGGTGAGGTAAAGATGCTATAAAGTCCACTGCTCTGGCTCCACTCGGTGTGAAAAACATAACCAGCTTCCGTTACTATCTCATCCTCATCATGCCCTACTCGAATATTAAAGTTTCCGCGACCATCGTTATACGAGATAAGGTGTTTATCGTTTTCAAAATGTATGGAGTTTGCAGTATTAAGTGCAATCCCCCCTGTGAAAGTCTTGATGCCGGACATTGACTGAGATCCAGTGGTACGAATAACAGTACTATCGACCGCTAAAGCTCCAGTTGAAGTTGTGTAAGACACGCCATTGCTTCCACTCAGAGCAGATCGTGCAGGAGTAGTAACTCTTGCATCGGTAAAGTAAAGGTTATTAGTACCTTCGTCCAGATTATCTGTTGTAAGACCTGCGAGGGACGAAGGAGTTCCTGTTACGTCCCCTATAAAAGTGCCATAAAAGGTTCCTGCTTCTACTTTTTCGCTACCAAAAGTCCAACCTGCAAGGTTGTTGCTAGGCCCTACTCCATTTTCGGCATAGACCAGACTCTTATTGCCTTGACTTCCTCGTGCTACTTCAATACCTGCTGTTACCGTGCTTGCAGGGGTACCGGCCATATCACTGTTTATAAGGATCTTGTCGTCATAAGTAGATAAAGAACCTCTTACAGCAACGTCATTTGTAAAAGTTTTATTACCTGCAATTGATTGAGCACCTGAAGTACGCACTACAGTAGAATCTGCCGAGAAGTTAGTGCCTGATAAGCTTACACCTGCACTACCTGTATACTCAGTATTAGTGTTTGTAAGAGTAACATCTGCTCCAGACCCTTCAAGAGTCAAAGTAAGTGTTTGATCAGTAACTGAAGCACCTGTAACATTGTTATCCGGTAGAGTATATACGGTATCAGTAGAGCTTATAGTTACTGTATTAGCGGCATCGTCTTTAACTAGGGTTACGTTAGTGCCTTGCGTTATAATACCCGCTGCTAGATCTCTTATTTCTTCATCGGTTCTTTGGGTGTTAGCAGAGCTTATAGTTACTGTATTAGCGGCATCGTCTTTAACTATGGTTACGTTAGTGCCTTGCGTTATAATACCCGCTGCTAGATCTCTTATTTCTTCATTGGTTCTTTGGGTGTTAGTGTCAGACCAAGGTACATTAACATACATCTTATCTGTATCTATCTCTACGGGATAGTTTTTTCCGGACTCCGTATAACCTATCTTAACAAGACCTGCTACAGTATCGGTAGCCGTAGTATACTGTGTGTTTGTAAAAGTAACATCAGAGACTCCTTCACGAGCTAAAGTAAGGACTTGGCCTGCAACTGAAGCATTAGTAACGTTGTTAGCAGGAAGAACATATACTGCAGGCACAGTTACAGTGTCTGTGCTCGCATCTCCTCTTATTAGAGTGATGGTGCTTCCACTAATTGTAAGAGCATTAGCTGCAGAGGTCAGAGACTGATTAGAGTTTTTAGCAGTTTTGAGTCCTATAGCGGTAGCAGTATCCGTGGCGAAGTTTTCATTATCGCCAAGAGCAGCGGCTAACTCATTCAATGTATCCAGAGCGGCAGGAGATGAGTCAACTAAGTTAGAGACTGCGGTGTTAACATAAGTCTCCGTAGCATATCCCGAATCCAAACTAATTGTGGCTATTTGATTTGGCGTACTGCCCGTTACTGCAAGATTCAAACCTGTGGTAAAGTTAAGAGTAGTTGCGGCAGTTCCTTCTGAAGTTCCATCTTCTTGAACAATTACACCTGCTGTTGAGTTTACAATAGAATTTGCATCAATGGTAACACCGGAAAGTATTAGATCGGTTCCATCAAACAAAATGTGCTTATCTGCTTTACCAAAAACCATCTTACCGCCAGTAAGATCCATAAAGGCACCAGCCTCTGTGCCGGTAGGAGAAGCATCTGCGTCTGGAATACTTCCACCTTTAATAGTACCTGTGGTTATGTCCCCAAGATCCGCAGTCATCGCTGATAAACCGCCTGTGATATTCATCTTGCCAGCGGTTATACTAGTTGCACCTATTCTGTCTGCATTTATAGTACCTGCGTTTATGTCTCCTGCGTTCAGGGTTCCTCGCAGCTCCATTGTGCCAGCAGATTGATCCCAGAATACATACTTATCAGAAGACGCATCGCCTAAGTAAAAGTCTCCTGCAGAGTTTAAGTGGGCTCCTTTTCCAGTCAGAGTAGTTCCGTCTATTTTTGCTACAGTATCTCTATTTCTTGCAGTACCGGTTCCAGTTCCTCCTTGAGTAGCTGTAAAGATACTTCCAATAGTATAAACTACGCCGGTTGTTCCTGCGACAGTATTCCACTGTGTTTGTGTAGTGTTTCCTAAGGCTGTAATGTAATACTCTGTGCCGTTAACAAAACTAGGTGCTGATACTTCGGCAGAAGGACCAACTCTAATATCTCTTGTTACAATTGCATCAGAGTCTAACATTGTAGTATTTAAAGTTTCAAAAGTACCTACATCAACAACTAGCTCTTTAAACTTTCCTGAAGTTGCAGATATATGATCAGCAGTTATAGTGCCGTTTACAATTAAGTCACCATCAATAACTTCTTCTTGCTTATTCCATGCACCAGAGCCTTCGTATATCCAAACAGTTTGAGCTGTAGGATTACTCTGTGTACCAGTAAAAAAGAAAGCTTGATCATCTAGTACCGCAGCGTCAGGTTGTGCACCTGAACCGTCGCCCCATCGGCTGTTGGCTAGTGCCGAAGTTGTAGGCAGTGTAGTAACTTGTATGTGCCAGCGACCTGCACCTCTAGTTCCAGGAGTTCCGTCTATAGCACCCGTAGCGCTTCCAGCAATACCGCCAGTAGAGCTAGTAGGGAAGTATGCTGAAGGAATTACAAGGCCGTTTTGTGCAACAACAGTATGTCGGATCCAGTAGTACTTTGTTATTTGCGTTTGCTCTACTATTATGTCAGAGAGGCTAACAGCTTGCGTCGTGTATATTAAAGTTGCAGCGGTTCGATCATTTGTACTAGAAGCCCACACTTCGGTACTATGTGTGGCAGTATTAAAAGTAGCTGAGTTTGTCCAAGCAAGATTAATTGCTCCCTTAGTAGAAGTACTAGCAGTTAGGGCTTGTATTCCTGCAGGGGCAGAAACAACTGCATTATTGACAGATCCGCTGGCATCTAGTTCGAGTTCTTTCGTGAAGTCTGAAGTCTTAATGTTACCAATTAAGTACGCAGAGTCGTTGTGCTCTGTAGCAGTTACCTGCACCAAGCCATTAGATTGAAAGTTCAAGCTGTCTATACGAAAGTACTTATCTACCCAATTAAATCTTGTGTTATTAATTTGTATTATTTCACCAGTTAAAAGAAGATAGCCCTTTGAATCCAAAGTAAAGGATATGTCTAAACCATAGCGAGACTCGTCTAGAAACTGTTGAATATTAATCCGAGAGTTAAAGTAGTTAGAAACTCCAGGCATAGCAAATTGTCCGCTTCTACGGATGCCTTTGTCTTCCTTTAAGTAGGTAGAGTTAAAGTAGGTAATAGATCTTGCATTGTAATTATTTTGTGGATCAATTACCTGAGCAGACATACTATTATAAGTACCTTTCTGCCCTTTGTCCTGTAGTTGAATCTTACCGATGATGTCTCCATCATTGATTATTTGATAGTCTTCAAAAGACGCAGGAGCTGCTTGCTTAATAGCTAACTCATACTTACCATTAGCATATCTTAGTATACCATTAAACTGTTTAAGCATAGTATTAATGTTATCAAACAAAGGAACAGAAGTATCTATAATTTGGTTCATTTGGTGGCGGGTTACAAAGCGCTGCTCTGGCTCTTCCCAGCCTACATACTTCCAGTATTTTACATCATCAGAATCATATAAGGAGTATCCTGGAGAGTTAAAGCCCTCTACAATGTTTGTAAACTTTTTAACCAGAGGGTTGCCCGAAGCTGTGAAGCCGTCTAGTATAGATACGGCTAAAGTAGAGCTGTTAGGCCCGCTTAGAGAAAGATTGCTGGTTAAGTTGCCTGTAGTAGGTCTTGTACCTATTACAGCATTTGCTGAAGCTTGCCAAACCTTGCCGTCTATCCAGTAGTATTGCCCTTGCTTGAAAGATCTCCAGCTATTCCACTTGTATCCTAGTTTTCCAATAACATTAGTAAACACAACTTCTGTAAATGTTGTAGCAGTAGTAGAGCCACCACTTTCTATATTTACAATTCGAGTAGCATAGCTCTTTACCGTTCCTTCAAATAGTAACTTTGAGTTACCCTCTAGTTTGTATACTCCGGAAGGGGTAACAGTGCCTGGAACTTGTATAGTTACGTCCGAAGGTGTGTCACAGTCTCGCGCGGCTTGTAGAAAGCTGTCTAGACTTATATCACTGTCTTCTAAACCCTTTCCGTATCTTTTACTTTGTAAGTAGTCAAGTAGTTGAAGAGCTGGGTTAATAGATACGCGGGAGTCTTCCCCGTTTTCGCCGGGGCCTATAGAGTAGAAATCTCCAGTAGTAGGACTAAAATCGTAAGGCATGGGATCTTTAAGTCTGGCTATATACTTTTCAGAAGCAGCAGACACATATGTATAACTTAGGACCTCTCTTTGTATTTTCTGGGTTATAATATCATTAGAATCATATCTTAAAAGCTCTAAGGCTCTACCATTATAAGACGCAGATACTTGAGAAGAGGCATTATTAAGATTGACAAGATTATGGTTTCTTATTGTGCACACAGCACCGCCTGTTAAAGCATTAAACCTGCTTTTTACCCCCTGCATGCCTGAATTATTATCTAGTACCTTTATACTCTCTTGGAGAAAAACATTACCTTTTTCCAAGATCTCAAAAATAGCATTCGTAGTCTGTCCTGCAAAGTTAAGACTTATAAAGTCGCCTACATTGCATTGTGCATAAAAAGGGTTAGATGTGCCAAAGTTAATCTCTCTGTGCCCCCCTAGCGCGGCTGTATTTAAGTAGTTGCCAATCGAAACAACAGTTGTAGAAGGGGCAGCACCACTCTCTAAATAAGCTGATGTATGCTCTTTATGGTCATATGTAACCATATGCCACTTGTCCGTTCCTTTTTTCATATAGAACGCAGTAGCAACACCTACTTGCGGGTTAGCTGACAACCTGAACTTATAGTTTAAAAGACTAGAGCTTTTATAGTGCGACCACTTGTCTATAATCTTTACACTGCCACCAATCTGCACATCAGTAGAAGTATGGTGAATGGTTACAGTATCTCCTAGGTTAAAGTTAGACTGATCTGCGTTTCCATTTACACTATCTACATCATAACTATAATCATAGTTATAGGCTTTTATCTTTTTGCCTTGTATAACAAACTCAAGTTTTGGGATAGTAGTTTCGCCTTCCCCGATTTTATACTTAGATACTACATATGCTGTATCGAGCAGTCTATGGTTTGGGCTCCAGTAGTTGTTTTTATTCAATTCTGGGATAGTAGTTTGTATTTTGAAAGATTTATCAGCAGAGAGCTGGGTCAAAAGATCGTTTGAGTCTTGGTTCGGCTTACCCGTATGCACAAATAGGGTAGCAGGTGCTGTGGAACTACCAGAGCCGGCTAGGCTAAAAGTTGTTTCATGCTGAAGGCCTTGGCCTCCGAACGTGTTAGAGTCAAAGCCAAAGTTAGGTAGAAAGTTAAGGCCATTAAAACCTCCAGAGTTGATAGCTCCACCTATATTAAAAGAAACAATTTGTCCGTCACTATAAAAGTTAAAAGATGTGCTAGACCTAGAACTTGCTCCTGCGAGTACATCACCTTTGTCTGCTCTTCCGTAACAAACTACAGAGGCATCTGTACCCGTAGCGGCACTTCGAGCATTAGAGTCATTTAAGTCTAAACATACACTACTGTTATCATCTATATGTATATCATATATGCCGCCAATTTCACCCTCACAGAACGCGTGTGCAACATATACTTCTCTAGGGTCTGAGGCTAGAATGTCTGCGAAGATAGGTACGCTATCTACTTTTTGAACTCCGTAAACAACGGGGAGGGACTGAGCACTTAAATTAAACTGTAAATCGACCTCTCTATCTACTTCGACTTGGTATTCTACGGTTTTCTTTCCGCCTATTAAACCTGCGAAACCTCCTCGCTTTTTCATCTTGTAACGAGTTTCTTGGGCTTGATAAGTTGCAATAAGGTTTATAGACCTTTCTGCGTGTGCAAAACCTGCATCAAATTCGTACTCTGGACGTATAAGAGCCTCTACATCGGATTGCCCTGTGATACTCAAAGCTCTGTGGGCTGAGTCAGACGTTGTACGAGTTTGTACACGAACAAAATCACCCCAATGAGAGGTAAGGTTCCAAGAAACTTTTGAGTCTTTAAAAGAGTCATCTACTATAGACCCTTTTGAAATAATGCCTCTAAATATAAGAAAAGGTGTTCCTATGATCTCACCTCCAGTATGCAGAATAGTTGTTCCATCTGCAGCATAAACATTAGATGGATAAGAGTGCGCTCTGTAAATCATGACCTCTCGGTTAACATAATTTACATAGTTTGTTGCTTCTTTATTTCCGATTAAAGAACTTATCTCTTCGGACGCAAAAGAAAGAGCGTACTCCTGGTTTCCAGAAACTGCTGTTAAAGAGGTATCCATAGGCGTTAACGATACTGTTTTATTATCGTTAGTAAACGTATTTATTCTTACATACTTATTGTTGTTAGCATTTCCAGTACTCTCTAAGAGTACTACATCACCTTCTTGAAAGCCGGCTTCTAATAAATCTGTAGTTGTTGTCATGCTTGAGGTAGTAAAAGCAGCATTCGTCGTTATAACAGTGCCTATGGCAGTGCCTGAAAGCACTAAGCTCATGTTTGAAGCTTTTGCTTGCGTCGTTTCGTTTACAGTACCAACTTTTAGTACTTTATTGGCTACATAAGTCTGCGAACCATTAAGATTCTGCTTAGAGTCCTTAGAAAGATCGTCAAAGTCTACATTAATTGTGGCGTCTGTAATGTACGCGTAATCTGTTGCCTTTCCTGAGACAAAACCGGAAGAAGCTACCGCTTTAGGCTTCTCGAATTTTATTAAATGAAAGTAAGAATACGGATCATTGTCTATAAGTGATGTTTTTAATGCTGTATCAAGAGTTCTATCTGCCATGATCTAGTTACTAACCTCCTCAAGTTTTAGCGAAAAGCTATATAAGTTATTTGTGTTTAGGGTGTACTCTCGGGTGTCCGAGGTTTGAATTACTTTAATTTTAGGGTCTGCAAAGTTTAAAACAGCTCCGCCTGTTACAGCCTTAGCAAGGCCTGGGCTAATGGTTAGAGCTGTGCCGTCTACTTGAGTTACCATGTATGCCTTTGTGTGTGCACTATTTTGGCTATCCGCTATAGTGAATAACATACCAGGTTTTATATCTGTGCCTGCATTGCCGGAGGATATAAGAGCTGTAGCACCTGCAGTTGCATTGCTTGCTACAGTTCTAATAGTAGGGCCTTGTAGTCTGTACTGGGGTAGGGAGACAAAAAACGATGTTAGCGTTCCTCTTTTATGCAGAAGAAAGTTATAAATAGGATCAAACTCATCTTTTGTGAGAGGGTTGTAACTAATGTCAATACCCCATTTGTGATAGACATGAGAACGCGTTATAACTCTGCCTGAGTTTGTTCTGTCTCTCATTATAGGCTGCTCAGACGCAAGCTTTACTGATGCAAAGCCTGGTCCATAAGTACCTGAAGAGTCGTTTCCAGCATCGTTTATTCGATTATTAGGATCTGGTAAAGTATTTTGAATTGCCATTTTTAGTTATTCTCCTATCGAGTCGTGTTCGCGCTATCTGACATAATGTCAACGCCTTCTAAGAACATCTCTCCATGTGCGTTTGCGGACTCTCGTATCATGCCGATTATATTCCCTCTTTGATTCATTAGTAAGTCTTCTACACCCGCAGCGTCTACTGCATTGATTGAGAAGTTTACATTTGTAGTTGCGCCGGTACTTTGACCTGAAGGTATAATTTCTCCTGCAGTTTCTGGCATGAACACTTCTGGTCCTTGCTCACCAACAATATAGCCTCCACCGGCTCTGTGTTTGTAACCAGAGAAGGCAGGCTTAAAGTTAGTCATACCACTTCCGGTTCCACTCTCTCCGCGAGCATAGCCTAACTCACCAGAAGGGCTGCGTGCTGAAGCCATGTCTACGGAGTTTTGACGATTGCCTACTGATACAGAAGCAGGTGCTCCTCCGCCTACTGAAGCTCCTCCTCCAGAATAGGAAGTTCCTGATATAATAGCTAACTGAGCCGCTCCTAACGCGATTATACCTGCAGTTAGTGCGCCGCCAAAAAGGGGGCCAGCTCCAAGTGGTGGAGGTGCCCAAGCCGCCATAGCTGCCGCTGCTGTAGATAATACCACAGAGGCCATTTGTAGCTTTTTATTTTGTTCAAATGCTTTTCTTTTTGCACCTTCTTTCTTCTTTTCCAGTGCTGCCATTTTAGCAACAGAACCTGCAGACTTACCGTCTCTTTTCTTCTCTGCGGCTATTTCAGCATCTATTCCTGCAATTTTTGCACTTGAAGCAGCTGAGGCTATATTACCCAAAGTAGCCATTCCTGCTGCTGCGAGAGCTAAGCCGTCTGCTGTAGTTGCTGTATTTGCTGTAAGTTTTTCTGAGAAGGCAGTAAAAGCTTCTCCCATTACAAAGCTACCTTCAACTACTGCACTTACTAGCAACCCGTCAGGTCCTAGTTTTTCAAGTTGAGACACCATAGGTGCTACTGCATCTCCTAGCATTTTTATCTTGTCAGAGCCTGAGGCGCCTCCATATATTTCTTGATTTTCTTCACCCTTGCCTACTACTGACATCATTCCACCTAGAGTTTCTCCTCCAAGTCTTGCGTGTTCAGAAACACGTTCTTTTATCAAGTCAAGGCGAGTTTTCTCTTGCTTATTTGCTAGCTTTAGTAGGGCTACTTCTTGCTCGTACCCGGTTTGACCTGCTTTGACGGCCAAGGCCTGCTCTTCTATTAGCATAGTTCTAGAGAGTGTTTGTTCTGCGGATAACTGTTGTAGTGCAACGTCCTTCAGCCCTGCATTATTAAGAGAGTCTCTGTAGTTTGTAGTAGCTTGAAGCATTATTCCTTCTACTTTTCTGTATTGGTTCATAGCTACATATCTATCTCTTAGAGATTGCAGCTCTTCTTCGTTACTAACTCCGAACTTTTCAAAAGCCTCTGATAATTTGGTGGTCTGAATACCGCTATCTAGTGTTCTTATAACAGCGGCCAGACCTTTGTCTAAAACTTTAATCTGCTCCGCAAAATCTCCAGAAACTGCAGACTCCTTTGCAAACAGTGCTTCTACCTCTGCACCCGCATCTTTCAAGGCTTGAAAAGAGGCTTCTGTTTTATTTAGTTCTCGACTGAGGTCATCGAAGGAGCTTTCTGCACTACCGATAGTTTCTGCGGTTAAGTTGCTTAAGATAGTATCCACTTCTGCAATATTCTTAGACATAAGCTTGAACTCGTCACTACCTTTCTTATGTTGTGACAGACCTGCTTTCATTGTTTCTGAAAGACTTAAGAAGGCCCTTCTTGTTGAGATAAGGCGGCCCTCACTTGGGCCTGCCGCAGCCGCTTCTAGCTGTGCGATTTGTCCTGTAAGTGTTGCTTGGTCTTCTAATGCTTGATTCATGGAGGTTATTGCACCTACTCTGTCTTCAGAGCTGACTCCGCCTCTTAATCTCTCGCCTACTATTCTTTCCCATATTTTTCCTCCAATGCTTACCTCTTCTCCTTCTGTATTACTAACCCCTGCTTTATCTAGCAGGGCTCGAGCACTTGCTTCAGTCTCTTTAGCGGCGGCCAATTTTCTTTGAGCGGCAGCAAGATCCATACCTTGGTTTACACTTTCTGCAATTCTTAAATCTCTTACATGAGTTAGTGTTTGTTTCATTAAACCATTTTGAGCTTTTAAACTTATAAGGTATCTTTCGGAAGCAGTTGCGGCCAGTTCGTAGCTTTCTGCCATTTGCTTAATAATATTCGGAAATTCTTCAAAACGTTCCTTACCTTCTTCGAGTACATCAGCTAAAGGGTTTACAACTTCTTTTGCATCGTCTCCGAACAACCACTTAACACCTTCCCATAAAAGCATTGCGCCCAGTATTATTTGTCCAATAATAGGAATAGATTGAAGCAGTGCTAAACCGAAAGCTTTTACACTAAGAGCTGCGAAAGCAGCTCCGGAAGCTACTCTCATGTAAGCTGACGCTAAAAATCCTTTCTCTGCGGTTGAGATTTTGAGCTGTACAGACTCTCGTATCATTTCGGCGCGGAGTAGTTGTATTGTTAATCTAAAGTTTCCTGCAGACGCCGAGGCAAGTATATCAGCCTGTGCTGATTTCTTTGTGGCTAGAGTTTCCATTTCTTGGGCGTTAGTAAGCTGGTATAAAGCAAACTCATTTTCTTTTATTGCTAATGTTTTCTTTTTAATAATAGCTGAGTCTGCTCCGTGGGCTTTAAGCATCCCAGGCATCTGCTTTTTATGGAGGTCGACAGATTTTCTTAGGCTATTTTGTGCTTTAGTGTAGTCGTCGGAGGAGGCGGTGCCTTCTGCTATTTTTACGGACAACTTATTGAATACTTTAGGAGACGATGCAGTAGCTTTTGTAGCTGCAATAGTTTCTTTTGCAGAGTCTGCCATGCCTTTAGCCATGCGGGCCGAAGCTTCTCCTGCTTCGGTTAGGGCGGGCACCATCATATTTACAACGCCTGTTCCAAGAACGCCCATAGTTGCTATTAAAGCTCCCATGTTTCCAGCCAAAAAGCCCGCTATAGGGCCTGCTACGAAGTTTACAAAGTTCATGCCTGCTTTGACCAGGTCATCAAACGTAGCAGCTAACTGGTTGAAGGGGTTGCTTTTTACGGTAGCTGAAAGCGCTCCAAATTTTGAGTCTCCCTGCTCAATAATAGCATTTGTAAAAGCCATTCTTCTTTCAAACTGAGTTAATTCAGTAGCTGCGACACCTATAGAGGCTGCGTACTTTTCGGTAGCATCATCAAGTCTTACCATAATACCTAATTCATCGAGTATTTCTGGCTCTAACTTAGCGGCACCTCGTACGAGTCTATCTAGGGCGTCTGTCATATCACGGCCAAGGGCTAAGGAAGCCCCTTTAGCTACTTTTGTGAGTCCTTCCATTTGATCTTCACTGAAGCCTGCGGAAACGCCTATTGCCAAAGCCCTCATAGCATCGGCAGAGGATACAGCATTTTCGGTAATTTCTCTAAGGTTTTTTGTAACTATTGTCAGGTTTTCACCTGCAGCGCGACCTGTAAATAAAAGTCCTTCATTCAACTGCTTTACCGCTTGAGATCTAGAAAGAACTCCGAAGGCGGCGGTTACTGCAAACACGTGAGCTGCTAAGGTTGCGTAGGCAGGTACTAAACCACCTTGTATGCCTGAGGACATTTTAGAGAAGCTTTTAGCACTACTAAGTCCTGTCTGGGCTACGCCCTTTTGGACCCTATTATGCCCTTCAGAAGCTTTGGAGACTTTGTCTGTAGCCTTGGCAGCCTTATCGGCTCCCTTGGCTATCTTGCTTAGACTGCCGTCTTCATTAACTTTGTACGTTACCGTAATCGTATCAGCCACTAGTGTTTTCTCTTTAGCTTTTCCCTCTCTCTTTTAAGTTGTTCTTGAGATTGGTTAATAGCCCTCGACTCTAAAAAGGTTAGAATCTCTAAAAATAGTTCTTTATCCTCCACCCCATGAATGTCCATGTAATAAGATAAATTTGTAAAGTCTTTCCCTAAATACCCTATATCAGCCGCTAGTTTATCTCCAAGCTGTGAAAAAGTATTTATTGCTAGTATTGCTATGTCTGGAAAATCCTCCCATGCGGGAGGGATCTCCTCGAGTACCGGCTCTTGCCCCATTTGTTCACACATTTTAAAGTAACGCTCTTGCGTCATCTTTGCTTCACTGTTGTTGAAGAACGTTTCCAGCCTTTGGAACAACTGCTTCTTTTGGCTTACTGCGAAAGTTATCTAAATCAAAGACTACCTCGTTAAGCCACGTGTCAAATTCAGTTGAAGAACTGACAAGAGTCTCGGCATTATCTTCGCTGAACTCTAGCTCTTTGGAGGCATCTTGCCCGTCTATGTCTACTAAAAGTAGTGTTTCTAGGTGTGCAAGTGTTAAGCCTTTCCAGTTTTTAATTACAGACCTTGAAAATTCTGTTATAAACTTTTCTTCGTCTAAGTTTTCTACCGCTTGACGTGTTTTACGATCGTACTTAGTAGTAGTACATTTTTTACGTAGCCCTGTAAGCTCTTTTCGTGAAAGGTTAGCAACCTCTACTTCAAAACCTTTAAGACCTGGAAAGTCAACCCAAGCTGCTTTGGTATCAACCATTAATTTTTTTAAATCCATCGTTTTTTATTCCTTATTTCTAGTTAAGTGTGATTTTAGTACCGAGATCGGTAACGTTGTCGTTCATTTTCCAATCATACGCCTGAGTATAAACGTCTGATACAGTATTTCTATTTGTAAAAGTACAGTGTGAAAGGTTAAATTTAAAGCCTCTAAAATCTGTACTAGACTCGCCGTTACCGGCTGTTATAACAACAGTTACATCTTCTTTCCAACTTTGAACGTCGGAGTTGGAAGTGTTTGTAACATACTGCCCTATAGAACCTGAGAGTATTCTTTTTTCAAGAGTAAATTGAGAGGGATACATAGAGGTAGCTGCATTAGTTACGCTCAACGCATTATTGACAGTCTCATAAGGTATCCACTTTACTTCGTTTTGAAGCTCTATAGAACACTTATAAAGGCCAGAAGAAAGATTATCGCCGTCTATAGAGACTACTAACTCTTTTGTTATCTGGTAATCTCTGGTGCCTCGTGAAGGCAGTGAGATCCCACCCAAAAGAGTAGTTCCTCTAGTCAGCTTTGATGCTTCGCCTGATAGTGTCAACTTAAGATTCTGTAATTTCTCAATTATGAATGTCCCATTAGTTATAACACAAGTTTCAAGCTTATACACATCATTCGGTAGCTTTATGTATAAAGTAAAGGTATTTAAAGTATAAGTACCTGTTTTGTAATCTACCAAAAGATTAAACACAACATCTAAAGCACTTTGTGTTATCATTGGTATAGTCATTTCAAAATTTGCAGCATTAGCTTTTTTAATATTAGATGCTTCATGCATCTTATGCTGCTCATGCAAAGTTTTTTGAGGATAAGTCTCATCCGTAAAAGTTTGGCTAAAACTTAGGTCGGGGCCAACGTCTAGTCTATGGTAAGTTGAACCGTCATAAAGGTAGACCTCCGCTTCTTTGTTAAAATTAAAATTAGCCATAATTCTCCGGATAAAAAAAGGGGCTCGAAAAAGAGCCCCTTCTAACTTTTTCTACTTCATAGTATAGTCCAAAAGACCTCCTATGTCAAGAAATATTTTTACGCACCTACGTACTTGATTGCCAATTCGTCTGTGGAGTCAATGTCCGTGCCCAAGGCATGGAAAGTAACTTCTAGAGAAATAACATCATCAATAGAGTGGGTAGGTACTTCTAAGTGACATGAAGGCATATCAAACTCTAATCTAGGTGCTGCGCTTCCGCCAATTTTGAAGTTAAGATCAAAATCATTAGTAACAGTGCTTGTTCCGCCTATAAGGTTCTCAAACAGATCCATGCTGGAATCAGTAGCATTGCTTAAGTAGCAAGTAAAGCTGCCTGAAATACTACGGGCACCTGTTACATGATCCAACGGAGTATTAACCACACCAAGAGTTTCTGGCGTTAGGAAAGTCATGTTGTTCGAAATAGTAATGCTTCCGCCTGTTAGTGTAAGAGCATAAGCAGATACACTAGTTGGGCTTGAAGAGGATGCTACAAGCTCAGTTAAACGGTTGCGGATAAAGTTACTGGTGCTTCCAATTGCTTCATAAATAGTACGAGTAGGGGCGGTAGCTTGTTCTGTGATTATAGTTCCCATACCAGACCAGTTAATAGTAGTGATACCATCAATATCAAAGTCAATACCTGCTTCGTTTACACAACAGTTTGCAATCTTATAAGTAATTGCGGACTCACCTGTAGTACCGCCAAGTGTAAAGTAAATATTTGCTTTACCAAGACTTGTTTTATTTGAGTTTGCAAAACTGATGTCTAGGTCATCTGTACCAAGAGTGAAGCCTTCGAAAGCTGACCCAGTTTGAATAGCACTACCTACAGTCATAGCCCATAAAGCCTCTTCTACTGCGTGGTGGTTTGCTGCATCATCGGCTGCGCCAGTGCCTGTTCCTGCTGATATAAAAGGTCGTGCATAAGTAGAAAAGCTCCACTCTGCTGGTGCAAGAGAGTCGTTGAACATCTTGCGACCGCGTCGGCTGACATTACTGCCTGCTGACATTTCGTTTAAAGTTACTTCTGAACTGTTAGTTGCTTGTGAGAAAGAAAAGCCGTCAAGTACTGGAATTTCCCATACTCCTGCTTCTGTCCCGTCTGCAGCTAGGGGTGCGACAAAAACTTTACTGTCGCGGCTGAAAAACATGTTATCTGCCATAGTATATCTCCTATGTTATCTTGAAAAGGCTAGGGCGTGAACTTTTGTTCGTGCCTGCATTTTCTAATATCGAACCTCTATAAGCATCTCTCCGACACCTAAGGGCTCTAGCACACCTTCGTCAGTATCAATACTAACGATTGTGATTTGTTGTGTATATTGGGGCGTATTAGTACGATCCAAATACTCTAATCGAGAGTTGTCTTCCAATACTGTTTCGACATCTTCCATCAATTCATCTAATGCCGCTACTGAATCTTCTGCCTGCACGTAGCATCTTATTGTAACTGAAAGAAATCTGTCTTTGTATCCGCCAGCTTGATACTCTCGTGTCTCAGAGCCGGCATTTAGGTGAACTGCAGGAAACTCCTCCACTTCATCCCAAAATTTAAGTCTAGGGGAGACGTTTTCATTTAGGTCGGTTAAGTAAAAACCTGCTCCGTTTATATCTTTGAGCTTATCAACGATAGCATTAACAATGCCTAACCGTCTTGTTGTATATGCTCTACTCATTATAGTCTCCTAGTGTATAATCTTCCAATGGCGAACTCTACAGCGATCTCCCTAATGGAGCGGCTAATTAACGCACGAGGATCTCGTTCAGGGCTCCCTTGTGCAAACCCTGGCTCAAATGTTTGATAGGGGTTTTTTTGATACGTATAACCAAAACTAGGAAAGCCTTGTCTTGTTTTTACAGCATCTACTACTTTAACGCTTTCTGCAAATCTGCCTGTTCGGTTGTTAAGAGCTGGAGTTTGCATATTTGCTTTTATAGTCTTAGGTAGCTCTTTATTTATCATCATCATCATCTGTAAAGGGCGGGCTGCTGCTGAGTTTGTTGCTCTTCTCTTTGCTTTTCGAGTTCTCAAGGTTATAGCACTTATCGCTACTTTGCTACCTGTCTTAGACCCTTTACCTTTGCTTTTAGTTTTAGTGCTCATCTTAACTGATTTAGCACTAACCTTTACATTCTTTTTTCCTTTAAACTTATCAGTAACTAAAGCTCTCGTCTTGTCTTTCAACGAAGGCGAGCCTTTCATATCTAACATATCAGGAGTTAGTTCGCTAATAAACTTCCTGTAAACAGATTTTACAGCTTTTTCTTGTTTGGAGTCCTTAATATTACCGGAACCTATTTGAAAAGCAATTACTGAAACATAGTTTGCATTGAGCTTACCTTTCTTTGTTACTATATTATGCCCGTCTGTGACAAGTCTCTTTATCTGCTGAAGAGCAAAGTCGTCCTCTCCTAGCTTTCCTTCTTTAAAAGCGCCTTCCAGATTATATAGAAGTAGCTTTTTTGTGGCATCGTCTAGTGCCGAGACGGAAGTGGCTATCTGGACTTGAGAGACTGCGTTACCTCTTGATCCGTGCCCTTTATGCAAGTTCTGTGATATATCTGCTCTGTCGCTTTCTTGTATCGCTCCTGATCTTACTAAGGTTTTTAACATTGTATTTTTAATAGTAGTTATAGATCTAGAGAAACTACTAACTATAAACATATCTTTATCTAGCGTGTAAGGAAGCCTCAGCAGGGGCTCTTTAGCTCGGATTGCATTGTATCTTCTAGTGTTGCGTCTCTTAAAGTTCTCTTGCAACTTTCTTGCGTGTGCCTGAGCCTCTTTAAGTGCTAGAGCCAGGTCTCCTTTGCTAGGTACACTTCCTGTAGATACTTGTATAACTTTTTTCAGCTCTTCGGTATCTGCAAGTATTAATAACTGCCCTTTCTGTCTAGATACAGCTTTACGAGCCTCTGCATCTAGTTTTTTTAACAAAGGGTTCGTAAACGCCTTGTCGAAGTTTTTATTAGCCATTAAAAGTTCTTATACAGATCCAAGACTCTTTTAATATGGTCTGGGAACGCTACGTTATCTCGTTGACTTGAAGAGGAGCTGTTTTGAATACTAGCTCCCTGCATAGTTTGACGCGCTTTATGCTCGTCTTTTATATAGTATGTAATTAGGTCAATAACTGCGAGTTGTAGATCAGCAGGACACTCTTCATATCCTGCGTTATATGTAATTTTTACAGAAGCAGGTCCGGTAGGCCACGATTTGCCAACACCGCCTGTGTTAACACGATAGATACTATCAGTAGAACTATCTGCGTAGTATTCGGTAGTAGGTACACTAATGTAGCTGGCTCCAAAACTTTCTCTTTCTTCTACAGATACTATTGATACTATAGGGCTTTCTGTTAGTTGAACTAGGTTTGTTCCCCAGCTGATATTAAACTCTTGTACTTTATTCGTAGAATAGTGGTCTACTATGCTGTTGCCACAGTAAGTTTTTACTAATGCGCTCACGGCAACAATTAAAGAACTGATCCGAGAATCTTCTTTTGTACTTTGGATACTCTCCGAAGTTTTATAGTCTTCAAGTGTAATCAAGTTTGCCATTTATAAGTCCATTAGTAAAAACTTAGGGGAGCGGACCCCCCTTCGTTTCTAATCTTTTGTAGATTAAGAGTCAGTACGAATCAACTTAACAACCGATACATCGGTAGTGCCGTTGTTAGCACGCAACTGGTTGAAGCCGAGTGACTGGCTAGCAACAATTACGTTACGCTGGTTCATTACTTCGTAATCCTGCTCTACAGATACACCGCGGAGACGTGGGATGACGTGGTTACGAACGTTAACACAGTAGCCTACAGAAGCAGTGTCGGCTTCAGTTTCGAGCTGGTCAGATACAACAACTGGAGTGCCATAGATAGCGCCGACCATGCCGGTGATCTTAGTAGCAATATCAGAACCTACGTCAGTGATGTCAGCAAAAGCTGGATCAGCAAGCAGATCATAATAACGAGCCTGAGATACGACATAAACGAGGTCAGAAGGCATCATGCCATACTTACCCATCAACTTACGACCAGCAAGGAACTCAGCAGCAGTAACTGCAACATCAGCACTAGCAGTAGAGTTAAGAACAGCAACGCTGTTAGTACCAGCAAGAGCTTCCAAGCCGTTAAAGCCTTCATTACCGCCAGAAGTACCATTGATGATTGCGTTGTCTACAGCACGAGCGTGAGCACGAGCAACAGAATCAATCAGCATAGGCATCAAGTTTACAAGTACTTCTTCATCGATATTATTATCCATGAAAGTAGTAGAAACAAGACGGTTAGCTTTCAGAATTACCTGAGAAGCATTGTACTGGTTGCCCGTAACCTGTGGGTTGTTAGTCAAGTTACCAGCGGCAGCAGTATTAGAGCCCCAAGTAGCTGGGAGTGCGTCAGTCTGAATTGGCAATACTTGAGTTTGCGAGTTAATAGTAATCTCACGGAAAGCTTGAGCCAGTTTCAGTTCAAGCATGATTTCTTTCTCGATTTGAGTAGAAACGCCTTGAGCAATATCACCCGCACTAGCTGCGTAGTTTACGCCAGCTTTTTCGAACAAGTCCTGAGAATACTTAGTATCCCAGCCTTTGCCAGTCATTACGCCTAGCATGTGGCCAGTCATAAACTCTTTAGCAAACTTAGAAATGTCGCCAGCGCCAGAACGGTCGCCGAAGCTTTTCTTGCTGTTTTGCATAGCAGTGATTTCAGCTGATTTCTCTTCGAGGTCTTTGCCGTACTTAGCCATAACTTCGTCGAACTTAGCATCTTTCTCGTTAAGTTGCTTCTGTACGTCAGCCATAAGAGCCTCTACGCCAGTTTGTACGCCAGTCTTGACGCGGATGTTTTCGGCTTCGAGGGCGGTTGCTTTTGATACTTCAGCTTCAGCTACTGCTTTGGCTTCAGCTACGTCAGCTGCTTTTTGCTCGGCTTGCTTCATTGCGATTTTAGCGGCTGTATCTTCAGCTACTTTCTTTGCAAAAGCTTCCAAGTCGATGTTTTGATTGTCCATTTTGATCTCCTGATCTGCGGAAATAAGTTCCGCGCTTTTCGGTGTGTGGTCACTAGCTATATTTGAAGAAGTATCTTCGTCCTTAGCCAGAGACTGACCGGCTAGATCTACACGATTAGTGAAAGTTTTTTTGAAGGCTTCGTACTCAGCATCTGAGTCAAAAGACTTCGCGAGCGAAAAAGTAGCTGCTTGATTGCAAGGTACGGAAACAACCGATACCTCAAATAACTCAGCGTCCTTAATCATTAGTCCATCGGTTTCTTTAATGTAATCAGCATCCTTGACTCTGAAACCGACAGAAAAGGCTCCAAGAACACCGTCTTTAACAAGTTCAGCTACATTGCCTGGGGCACTTTTGCTGATCTTACATTCTAACTCTAGGCCATTAGGTCCGGCTTTTACGCCAGTGGCTCTACCAATAGGTCTATCATAATCATGATTAAATAGAATAATTGGATTTTTTTCAAAGTTCTTTAGTCCACCTTTCTGCCAAGCTTCTGCTGAAATAGTATCACCCGCGCGATCAAAATCAGCTGTACTTGCAAACCCTCGAATCATTACAGAACCATCGTCCTGTTCCTGGGTCTTAAAAGTAGACGTAAGATTAAAGATTTTATTCATACCTTAATCCTTTTTTACTGCTTGTTTAGGAGCAGGCTTGACCGCAGCTATGGGTGTAGGCTTTGGTGCTTTGGTTATAACAGGCTTTGGCTCGGGCTTTGGCTCGGGCTTTGGCGCTGATAGTTCAGGATAATTTATCCTAAGAGCATGGGTTAGGTACTTCCATGCTTTGAAACTTCTTTTAACAGTTATAACGCAACAGGCGTCTCGGCCTACAATTGCCATATATTCCTTCTGTTGAATACTGAGAGGTAGTTCAAACTCTTTAAAGTGCTTGGCTGCTTTCTCTAATACTGCTTGTCTTTGACGAACTGCCATTTATTCTTCTCCTTCTTGTGGTGGTCTTCCACCTTCATCTGGGTTAGCGGCGGAACCTGCAATATTTGCAGGAATCCGAATCTCTTGTGTACCGTCTATAGGCTCAAAGCCTAAACGCTCGCGCGCCTCTGCTGCAGTAATAATGCCACCATTTACTAGTGAAGTATAGTATGCAGACGAGTCACGTAACTCGGGCTGCAGAGCAGGGATGTTTGTAATATCTTCGCTTAGCTCGAAACCGAAATATCTTTCTAGCCCATAATTGAGTTTTCGAACTATAGGAAGTATAGTCTCAAGATAATATAATCGCATATTTGGGCGAATGTTGGCGTTGTTACCAGAGTCCATCAAGATTGGAGGGATTCCGAGCGCCTTTAAAATAATCTTTTCGTTCTCTAAGATTGCACTTTGAAAATCTAATTCTTTAAAATTAACATTCGAGATCTTATCTACTTCGATACCACCGTCAAGAATAAGAGGTCGTCGACCACCTGCGTCCGGACGGTAGCGTGCCTGCCAAGAAACCATCATTCGGTCTTTAATTTTCTCAGAAAGCGTGTTTGGTGATTTAAGTACAAGACCGGGAACTGCACCGTTCTTAAAGAAGTTATCTTGAAAGGCTCTCATGTGTTTCATAAGAACCATAGTACGGAGCGCCGGCTTTAAACGAGGAACACCGCGATAGATCGAGTGGAAAGAGTTCTCTTTAATATGAATGATTTCATCAGGGCGAAAGGTAACATCGAACATTGTAAACTTCTCGATGTAGGTATCTTTGTCGGCATGAATCCTTACATCAGTAGCCGGTAGATGATAGAGGTGTGCTCCATCAAAGTACATAAATATGTTGCCATCAATAATAAAGTCAGTAATAAGATTACGCTTAAAACTATTGATGTCTTGATAAGGGTTAGGAGATTTGTTCAGAAGAGTCTCTACTTTGGAGGCTCTAACGCCGGTAACAACGCCTCGGAAAGCATTATCTTTAGACACTAGAGTATGAATCTCAGCAACGTCATCAACGATCATGTTTACGCCGCGGTTAACTACCTCTAAGTCTTCATAGGCTCTTTCGTAGCTAAACGTAGGCTCTCTTGACGACTCAATTCCTGCATTGCCGATATGTCTCTGGGCAGGGTTCATCTTCTCCTCATCAGCTTCTACGGTTTTCTTTTCAAAAGGATTATACCAAGCCATGTTTTTCTCTTTGTATCTCGACCCAGCGCATCTGTTTCTTTGCAGTCCCGAGCGCAGGATCTTTTCCGTAAATTGAGTGAAGCTTTAAATGATGAGTATGACATAAAGTAACTGTGTAGTCATATAGCTCAGCATGATGCTCTTCTATAAAGTCATCCCGAAGTGCTTGAATATAATCAGGATTATGTTTGTTCTTTAGTAACCATTGATTTAACAAAGGTGTCAAACTGTAAAAGTGGTGAAAATCGAGCTGCTCTGTCTCATCGCAAATCTCGCAAGCCGAACCTTTATTATACTTAGACTTTGCCTTATCTCGTACATATTTTACTACATCGCGTTTTAACTGAGGCATTTTAGTTCTGGTTCCTGATTTTTCATTGATAGAATTATATCGGCTTTAGGGTGACTTGTCAATAACTATTTTTAACTAGGTATCGCTAGAAGGATACCTGTGCTGTTTGAAACGAGTAAAGTGCGTAGCGCAAACCATCTGCCATGTGAGAAGCCATGTTGTGCTTCGGCTTTTCCCTTATTAAGTTAGGGTTTGGATCCCACTGATAAGAGTCTAGGCATTTCAGAGATTCTTTGCACTCCTGATCTACATATAGCTTATCATTGTCCACCACTCCGGCTACATGGCTTATACCATCGAGTACAGATTTCTTTGCATTAATAGTACTAATATCATAGTTTTGTGCAAAGTCAAATCGAGTTTGCTGTGCAGCGGAATCAATATAGATGTAGTCAATATCCCATCTTTCTATAAGTTTTTGTATTTCTTCGGCGTGTTGCTCTGTAGTACGCTCGGCATTGAAGTATTCGTCTACTAAGTAGTATTTATCCTCGTCCCAATCATAAGCGATTACACACATTGCTGTAGGATCTTTGAAACCAACGTCCAACCCCGCAAAGACATCCATGCTACTAGTGTCGAACTGAGACAGGTCTTTGACTTGTTTTTCAAAGTCAAATTTCCAGATCTGACCTTCATAAGTATTAAAATCAGCTTCGTACTCCTGCCTAAACTCTGCATCTGACATAGACTTGCGTGCTTCGTCAATATCTGCTTGGGCCATACGAGGGTTGTCAAGATACGTTGCCTTAATAGAACACCATTGAGGAAAGTCATCTGAAAAACCTCTGTAGTAGAACTCAGAGAACCAGTTGTTGCGACCCCGTGGCGTGGATATAAATAGTGCTTTTGAATTAGGTTTATCTAGTGTGGGGCGAAGTGCTACGTTGAAAGCATCTTTTCCATCTGCTAGTGCAGCCTCATCAAATATAATGAGGTCGTAAGATCTTCCTACGCAGGAGTCTACTTGGTTGACCGAGCCCATTCTTACTGTAGACCCGTTAGAGATTTCGATAACTTTGTCTTTCGCATTATCTTTAGTAACTTCTAGGTCGAAGTGCTTAATCAAATTTCTTTGCAAATCAAAGGAGATCTGAGACAAGGAATAATTGGGGGACATGATAAGGATATTGGAGCCGGGCACTAAAGACACTAGCTGTCCAATAATATTTGCTATGTACGTCTTCCCCTGTCGCCGAGAAACGGCGGCACAGATAAAACGGTACTTAGGGTTGTTGATCGCATTGATAATTGCTATCTGCGAGGGGAGGGGCTCAATTCCCAATAGTTCCATATATGGAGTTATTGGGAGCTTAAGAAACCTTGACTCAGATCCTAATTCAACTATTTCAGCAGAGACAATGTCTCTTCTACTTACTTCGACGGCCATTTAATCTTACCTATAATATATAATTTAGTAACAACGTCTATCGGGGTGTAAAACCACCGTGAAAACTTGTAACCCTGGGACTCTAGATGTTCTTTTGTATACCACTTGCGTTGAATGTTATCTATATACATACCGTCGTACCTAAGTACTGCGTGCCCTACTCCGCCAACTCTACAAAAGCACATCTTAGCTTTAAAGGTTAGTATATCCTTCCAGAACCCTAGCATAGACTTATTGTTGATGTTGTAAAGAAGGGTTAAGGAGTAGTCCTCACAATCACCTTGATAAGGCTCTTCTTTTAATATAGTCCAAAACTCAGCAGTTTGAAACTGCTCGCTATCGTAACGATACTTCCAGGTCTTATTTAAGTGGTCTACTTTTTCTTGGTGCATATTATCCCTCAATTGTGCTTATACTAGCTTTAGTAAGCCAGACAAGCCTTTTAGCAGTTTTCCTGTTAGTTCAATATTTGCACCTTCATGATTAACATCATGAGTTAGCTCAATATCAGTAAGTATCTCTACGTACTCTTCCTTACTTATAGTGCCAGCCTTATACTCATCTTGTAAGTCTAGTAGTAAGGCACCTATCTTTGCTAACTCAGTATTATCGCTGTTTACTAAATCTGTTAAGTATTCCATTAGAACCTGCCCATTATAGCTTTTGCTATATTCTGACTCTGGCTATCAAGAGCTCTTTTCTTTAAGTTACAATAAGTAGGTGAAGGCTCTTTTTTGGCGTATAAGCCAGACCAAGTTTCCTTCATCTTATCTATCAGGCTTCCTATGTCAGTAGAGTTTTTACTATCTGAGTATAGACTTAACATGCTTACACTCTGATTAAGGTTTACTAAGTCGCTTTCTTTAAGATTATCACAGTCTAAGTTAGTTACGTGTAGGCGTACTTTAACAGCTAGCATAGACTCATTATCATCATAGAAGCTCGGAATATTGCCACAACCTACTAGAAGGGCGATGTATAAAATAGGAAGTAATTTTCTCATTTCTTCAGTGCCTGAGCGCCAAAGAAAGCACCAACAATTAATGATACAGATACAAAGTAAGTAGGCGCCATATCACCTAAAGTCTTCGCCGCTGTATCGATACCTAATAGAGAAGCAAGTACAACAGCAAAGGGATATAACAACATACCGAACAATGCGAACCACGCCATCTTACGTTGAGCATCTCGCATTGCATCAGCATCATCGAGTTCTTTACGTTTAAACTCTAAGTACATTGCAGTTTCAGCATCGGATACATGTCCGTCACCATTAGTGTCTGCGGGGTGAAACTTAGGATCATCTACCATTTTACTTTATCCGCCCAATATGCCGCAGACATCTTCCCTTTAGCGATATTCTTTGCGTGTCGAGCTTTAAAGCTTCGACGCTTTGCTTTCATTGCGTCTGATTCTCCAGCCTTGGGCTTCCCTGCCGTCTTAGCTCCCTGCTGGCCGAAACGAATCGTTTTAATCTTACTGCCAGTCTTAGCTACAACAATATGAGACTTTTTGGCGTGTCCTGGAGTGCGTTTGGGTTTATTGAACCCCGTAACGCCTGCTCGTTTTATCCTTGAGTCTTTTTTCTTTGCTTTTCGCTTTGCTGGCATAAAGTTACTCCTTACTTCTGCTTAGTTGCACCTGAGATATCTTCTCCGGCTGCAACTGCTATACCTTGTATCCCTGTACCTATTGCTCCGAGGCTGCTATTAGCAATTCCTTGTACACCATCAATACCGGCATTCAAGGTACCACAGGCTCCGAGTAGTAAGGCAGATACGATAACTAAATATTTCATTAGGTTCTCCTTTTTCATGTGATTCCGACGGTGGGTTCCTTCCCACTGGTGCGGTACGTACCTCTTGACACGCAGAACATCATCCTTTTAACCTCGTCTCATACGGGCTTTACGCCTCTTCTTAACGAAAGTTTTAACCATAGTGGGTTTACCACCTGGGTTTCCTGCTTTTCTTTTTCGGCTTATTGCAGACCTCTTCTGTGCTGCAGTCATGGTAGCTGCTTTCGCTTTCGGAACACATTTAGGGTACTTGCTAGTCTTAGCTTTCCCTCTACCGCACTTTGCGTAGCCTCCACCTTTCTTTGGGCGGGAAATATCTACCCAGTCTTCCTTAAACCACTTCTTGAGACTCATTTCTTGACTCCCATTCGGTACTTGCCACCTCTACGCTTATATTCTTTTACTAAGAACGCATTTGCATAGGCTGACGGATATACCTTGAATTTTCTTTTTACGGCACTTTTAACAGAAGAGTATAGTCGCTTGTTCGTTGGAACTGGCTTCTTAGTAGCCGCGCTTTTTCTTCGAGGCTTTTTTCTTTTTACGGCCATGAGCTACTCCCTTCATTAACTTGCCGTTAGGCATTCTATGGTACCCTTTCGGGGCTCT